AGTCATCGCTATTAAATATTCCTAAATAAAAATGATAACGAAAGAGCAAGGCTATGTTCGCTATCAAATACTATCTACAGAAAGGCAAGAGTTTTTAGATACAGCTAGAGATTGTGCAGAGCTAACCCTCCCTTACTTGATGGCCAATGATGGTCAAACCAAGGGAGGCAAACTTCCAATACCTTGGCAGTCATTAGGCAGCAAAGGTGTGAACGTGCTCAGTGCAAAACTCATGCTGAGTCTATTCCCCGTCAATACAAGTTTTTTTAAACTACAGATCAACGATGCTGAGTTAGCGTCAGTTCCCGATATAAGCCCTGAGATTAGATCCGAAGTTGATTTATCTCTCTCTAAAATGGAGAAGATAATAATGCAACAGATCGCTGAAACCTCAGACCGGGTTATGTTGCATACTGCGCTAAAGCATCTGGTCGTTACAGGCAATGTATTAATCTTTGCAGGGAAGAAAAATCTAAAAGTATATCCATTAGATAGATATGTTTGTGTCAGAGATGGCAACGGCGAATTAATAGAACTAATCACCAAAGAGTCAGTCCATAGATCTTTATTACCTAAAGAATTTCAAGCACCTCTCAGAGAGGATAGTGATGTTAACGCTCCAGGTGAAGATGGTCCTAAGTTTGGAACCACCTCTACCCATGACGTTGATGAAGCTGATGTCTATACATGCGTCAAGCTTGTTGATGGTCAATATAAATGGCATCAGGAAGTAGACGGTAAGATCCTACCTAACTCTCAAAGTAGTGCTCCTAAAAAATTAAACCCTTGGCTATGCCTTAGGTGGAATATTGTAGATAGTACTGGAGAAGATTATGGTCGAGGAAGAGTAGAAGAATTTATAGGCGACCTCAAATCTTTAGAGGGTTTGATGCAAGCCTTAGTTGAAGGAAATGCTGCAGCGGCAAAGGTCGTTTTCACAGTAGCCCCGAGCGCTTCTTTAAAGCCTCAGAGTCTCTCACGAGCTCAGAACGGCTCAATTATTTCGGGGAGACCTGAAGACGTTGGAGTAATTTCGGTAGGCAAGACTGCAGACTTTCAGTCTGTTATGCAGATGATCCAAGAGTTAACTCGACGATTGTCAGATGCTTTCCTTATTCTTAACGTCAGAGATTCTGAGAGAACTACCGGTACTGAAGTTAATGCAGTAGTTGCTGAGTTGAATGAACAGCTCGGAGGTATCTACGGCAACCTAACTGTTGACCTATTAAAACCATACCTCGATAGAAAGCTACATCATTTAGCTCGTAGTAAAGCAGTACCTCCATTACCTAAAGGATTAGTCCAGCCGATTGTGGTTGCTGGTCTTAATGGTATTGGTAGGCAACAAGACAAAATGGCTTTAGTTGAGTTCCTACAAACAGCAGCCCAAGGTCTTGGACCTGAGGCATTGATGCAGTTCATATCACCTGATGAATTTCTTAAACGTCTCGCAGCTGCAAGCGGTATTGATACCTTAAACCTTATCAAGTCTCCCGAGACTATGGAGAACGAGGCACTACAAGCTCAGCAACAGGCAACACAAGCATCACTCATAGGACAAGCAGGACAGCTAGCAAAATCACCACTAGGAGAAGAATTAAGAGATGGCTTCACAAGAGCAAGAGAACAACAAGCCCCAACAGAGGAAGCCCCAGTCGAAGGCTCGGAAACCCCGGAACTCTAAAGGACAATTCGATAGCCCTAAGACTGAGATAGCTCGGGCATTGCCAAAAACTATCACTTCTAAAATTACAAAGAGGATAGATAGTACCTCCGATGCAAATAAAAATGCAGGAAAATACGGCAAAAAAGAAAGAATAACCCCCTCCGATGGTGGAGGAGTAAGAACTATTTATCACTAAGCAATGGCACAACAACTTACCTTTGATCCATCCGATGAAGGTCCATCACAAGAACAAAAAGATGCTGAAGCTCAAGCATTAGCTCAAGGTGAAAAACTTGAGGCAGCTCAAGCTGAGGATCGACAAGCTGATTGGGATCGCACCAATAAAGAGAACGAAAATAATGAGCTGATCGGTGGTAAATTTAAAAATCAGGAAGAGCTTCTCAAGGCTTATCAGGAACTGGAGAAACAACGTAGTCAAGATTCATCTGATGATGGAGCTGATGAGACTACAGAGGAGGGAGAGGAGGTTGCTGAGACAGATCAACAAACTGAAGAAACAGCTTCACCACTTCTAACTAAAGCCTCTGAAGAGTATGCAAAGGATGGGCAATTATCAGAGGAGTCTATTGCGGAGTTATCCAAAATGGATTCTAAAGATCTAATAAGTGCTTATCTGGATTACTACACTAAAACTCAACAGGCTACAGATATTCAACAGAACCAAGTAGCTGAGATTAAAAATATTGCCGGCGGTGATAATGAATATCAAGAGATGGTTCAATGGGCTGGACAAAATCTAGATCAAGCTGAGGTAGATGCTTTTAATAACGTCACCAACTCAGGTAACTATGAGGCTATCAAGTTTGCAGTAGAAGCTATGGCTAATCGCTATAGAGCCGCTGAAGGATATGAGGCTCCAATGGTGTCTGGTAAATCTGCAAGTACAGTGAAGCCATATAGGAGCCAAGCTGAGTTAGCTAGAGATATAGCTGATCCTAGATATGGAAGCGACCCGGCATTCCGTCAAGACATAGAAGAGAGACTACAAAGAAGCACTGAGCTACTGCAATGAAATTAATGTGGCGACCTGACCTATCATCCTCGCCGCTAGTTTTATTCTTTTTTCTATATCAATGAACGATACAGAAATTATTGCTTTAGAAGCTCCATTAGAAGAAACTATGAACGATAACGCAGAACTACAAAATGGCCGTTGGGCCATGATTGGCATCTGGGCAGCGCTCGGAGCCTATGCAACAACTGGTCAAATCATCCCTGGTATTTTCTAATGAAAAAAATAGCAATAGCTCTTACAGCATCCTTAATATCTACACCTGCATTTGCTGGACCTTATGTAAATGTAGAAAGCAATGCTAACTACACTGGCTCTGATTACACATCAAGAGCTACTGACCTTCACATAGGTTATGAAAATAATGTCGGCGATTTGGCTTACTACATTCAAGGTGGTAAGACAATTAATGCTGCTGATGGCGTTGATTCAGAGTCTAATTTCTCTGGCAAGCTTGGTGGCAGTATCTCTGCTACAGATAAACTTGGTGTCTATGGTGAGGTATCTTTCTCGCAAGTGGAAGACGCTGATAATAACTACGCCACAAAAATAGGCGCTAAATATTCTTTTTAATTAAATGACTACAGCCACACTAACGAAAACTCCTACTAACTGGGATAGTTTATGTGACTGGGTTACAAGTACCAATAACCGCCTCTATGTGGGGTGGTTTGGTGTGCTTATGATTCCTGCACTTTTAACAGCTACTACTTGCTTTATTATAGCTTTCATAGCAGCTCCCCCAGTTGACATAGATGGAATACGTGAACCAGTTGCTGGCTCTCTTCTCTATGGAAACAACATCATCTCCGGGGCAGTTGTCCCATCCTCTAACGCAATCGGTCTTCACTTCTACCCAATCTGGGAAGCTGCAACCCTCGACGAATGGTTATATAACGGAGGACCATATCAACTCGTGGTGTTCCACTTTCTCATCGGTATCAGTTCTTACCTGGGACGCCAATGGGAATTGTCATATCGACTTGGGATGAGACCTTGGATATGTGTCGCCTACTCAGCACCAGTTGCTGCAGCATTTGCAGTTTTCCTCGTCTATCCATTTGGACAAGGGAGTTTCTCTGATGGTATGCCTCTTGGTATTTCAGGGACTTTCAATTTTATGTTTGTCTTTCAGGCAGAGC